CTACCTGGGCCACAAGTCGATAACGCACACTGCGCATTACACAGCCCTGTCCCCCGACCGTTTCAAGTCATTTTTCAGGGATTAGACGCCAGCCCAGCTACGGGCCGATGGTCCAGGCCCTTATCCAGCCCTTCCCCGAACCCCAATCGGCCCACAGCGAGCTCCTCCGGGTGGAGTTTGGACCATCCCCCGGCCCGGTCCAGCCCCAGGATCGCAAGAATTCAAGGTTGGTTGGGACTCCTCCGGGCGGGGCCGTCACGCATCCACGACCACGCCCATCACTTTTTGCGCTCTGAATTTTTTATGTCCCGGTGCCCATCATGAAGTGCACCAACTGCAACGGCCCGGGTCCCTTCCCCATCTCCGATATTTTTTATTGGAATGTCCCCTATCGACTTTGTAAAGCCTGTTACCGCGAATACGACCTGCTCGATGACCACGACAAGGAACAATTCGGAATTCGGCTTTGGCAGAAAGGCGCGGTCCAATCCCTCAAACCATTGGGGTCTGCATGATCACCACATGCACCAACTGCGCAGGCACAGGCCCATTCCCGATTGCAGACATTCTCCACGGCAACGTCCCGTATCAGCTCTGCTTGGAATGTATAACCCACTACCAACAGCTTGAACGTGAGGAACGCCGCCAATACACATTCCGGCTTTGGCACAAGGGCGTCATGCAATCGATCCTGCCGAGGACGCTGTCATGAGCGGCCTGATCCCGTTCAACTGGAAACGCCCTGAGTATGTCGCCGTGTTCCAGGAACGAACCCAGAGACTTCAACGTCTGAGAGCAAACCCTCAAGCACTGCCTGCGCTCAAACTTTTCTACCGCGACAACCCGGCACAGTTCATCACGGATTGGGGGACGACGGCCGATCCCCGGAACGTCGAACGCGGCCTACCCGCAATCATTCCATTCCTGTTGTTCCCGAAGCAGGTGGAGTGGATAGCCTGGGTCCTCGAGCGTTGGCATTCAGGCGAGCCGGGCATCACAGAAAAATCCCGCGACGGCGGCCTGTCCTGGCTCGCCATTGCTACAGCCTGCACCTTGTGCTTGTTTAACCGAGGCATGGTGATTGGGTTTGGCAGCCGCAAGGAAGAATACGTCGACTCTAAGGCAAACCCGAAAGCACTGTTCGAGAAAGCCCGTAATTTCCTGTCCCTGCTCCCAACCGAATTTCTGGATGGGTGGGACCGGGACAGGCACGCTCCCCACATGCGGATCATCTTTCCTGGGTCTGCATCCGCCATGACCGGCGAATCCGGTGACGGCATCGGCCGTGGTGACCGGACCTCGATCTACTTTGTCGACGAGGCCGCGTTTCTGGAACGGCCCATCGCCGTCGATGCATCACTATCGCAGACCACGAATTGCCGGATCGACGTATCCACGCCCAACGGGTCCAACAACCCATTCGCACAGAAACGATTCAGTGGAAAAATTAAAGTATTTACCCTGCACTGGCGGGACGACCCCCGGAAAGACGACGCCTGGTACCAAAAGCAGGTTGCAGAACTCGATCCCGTTACGGTCGCATCTGAAATCGACATTAACTACGCCGCCAGTGCCGAAGGCGTCCTGATCCCGTCCGCCTGGGTCCAGGCCGCCATTGGCGCACATTTGAAGTTGGGCATCCGGCCGACAGGGCAGAAATACGCAGGCCTCGATGTCGCCGACGAGGGTAAGGACCTGAACGCCTTCGCAGCGAGACACGGCTTCCTGTTGGATTACCTGAAATCCTGGTCCGGGAAGAATTCCGACATCTACAAGACCGTCGTCCGTGCCTTCGCGATCTGCGACGAGTTGGGATACGAATCATTCCTGTATGACGCCGATGGCCTGGGGTCTGGTGTCCGGGGCGATGCCCGGAATATCAACGAAGCCCGCCGTGCCGTTGGTAAGAACCAAATCAACGATGAGCCGTTCCAGGGATCGGCCGCCGTGTATGACCCTAAAGGCCAGATGGTGCCGAAACGCCAGAATCAGGATTTCTTCGCCAATCGGAAGGCGCAAGCGTGGTGGGCATTGCGTCTGAGGTTCCAGGCCACGTACCGGGCGGTCGTCGAAAAGATGCCTTACAACCCTGACGACATTATCTCGATCAACCCCGCCCTGGATGAGCTGGTGCCACTGACGATGGAACTCAGCCAGCCGACGTATCACATCAACAACGTCGGAAAGGTGGTGGTGGACAAGCAGCCGGACGGAATGCGAAGTCCCAACCTGGCCGACAGCGTAATGATTGCCTATCAGCCCGCATCACGCGGTCTCGAACTGTGGATGCGACTGGCGTAACGACAAACAGGAGATGACGATGAACATTGAAGAATATCGAAAGGGGTTGCTTGCCGCCCGGGCCACTGCCGCCGTCCGGCGTACTGCCGTTGAAAATGCTGCTGTGGCGTTGGCCCAGGCGCACAAAGCCGAGGACGATGCGATCCAGAAAGTTCAAGCTTGCGAACTGGATGTTGAAGCCGCCCAGGAACGGCCGGCCTACGAGGCCGCTGTCGCTGCCCGGGAGTCAGCCAAGGTCGATCATGTGATGGCTGTGAGGCAGACGAACGCTCGCGAGGACGACAGCGCACGAGCTTTACGTGAACTGAGGGCTGCTCATACGCATGTGGAGAAGGCGGTGGATGCCCTGCTGGACGCTGAAAAGCCAGCACGCAATGCAGAGTTCGAGCGCCTGGTCGCCGCCCTGGTCCCCCTGGCCGAAACCATTGCAGGGTATACACCGGACCCTATCAACCGGGTCCCTGGGTATTCAACCGGCCTGTCCCCGACCGCCGAACGGGTCCTGGAAGCCTTCCTCCAAGAAACAGATTCTCTCAACACGCCGGTCAACATGCTGAACGCTGGCCCACACAGCCGGTACCGAGCCATGCGTGAACAGCGACGCGCCCGCCTGATCGCAGGGGCCGTCGAAGGGCGGTCATGAGTACGCCCGGCGATTACATCGCAAGTGATGGTGGGACCGGCGTGTTACCGGAAACGGTTGTCACATCCAGCCGGCCCCCTCCGATCACGACCAATACATCGCCCACCGTGGATACGCCGACCGTAAACACGGGGCCGGTGCCTGACCTGCCCCCCATCGCAGGCGCTCCATCAACTCCCCAATACAAACGTAAGTTTAGTTTGATCGTAGCGACCTCCGCCGGAAAGGGATTGGAATTGTCCGCAATGCGAGTTACGTTCACAACCAAACGAGGCGACTTCCAGAATCCCAACACGGCATATATCCGGGTCTACAACCTATCGACTGCAACTGCGAACCAGATCGCCCGGAAGGAATTTACCCAGCTTGCAGTGCAGGCCGGATACGAAGGCAATTTTGGACTGATCTTCCGAGGCACCATCGTTCAGGCCCGAATTGGAAGGGAAAACCAGCTCGACAGTTACGTCGATTTCACTGCCGCCGATGGTGACGAAGCCTACAACTTCAGCTATATGGCCCTGGCGTTAGGCGCCGGTCGCAAACATAAGGACGCCGTGCAGGCATTTTTGAAAAGCATGGCCACGGCGGGCATCGTTCAAGGCTACTCGCCGACCTTTACGACAAATGCCTCAGTCCGGGGCCAATCGTTTTGGGGCTGCACGAGGGATTCGTTACGCGAGTTCGCCAAAGACAACGATATGACGTGGAGCATCCAGGATGGCCAGCTCACACTTATTCCGCAGACGAGTTACATCCCCGGGGACCCCGTTTTCCTGTCCGCGGCCACCGGCATGATTGGCGTCCCCGAACAGACTCAGAATGGGATCAGCGTTAAATGCCTGCTGAACCCGTGCATCAGAATCGGCCAAACGATCAAGATCGACGGGACGATCAACCAATTTCGATATGGTACAGACCTTACATCGTACGTAACCAACGCGGTTACCCATATGTCGAACAAATTGAACAGCGCAGGCTTGTACTACGTGATGATCGCTCAACACAGCGGCGATACGCGCGGAAATCCTTGGTACACCGACTTGATATGCCTATCCGTGGATGCAACCGTTCCAGCCGCCTTTTTGCCATTGGG